TATGCAAATCTCGCGGCGGCAGGAAACGCACTGGTAAACGACACGACCCCCCAGCTGGGCGGCAACTTGGATGTTAACGGTAAAAAAATAACATCTGCTAGTAATGCTGACGTTGTTATTGAGCCAAATGGCACCGGCGATCTGGTCGTTGAAACAGATACAATAAAATTGCGGAACACTAGCGAAGCTAGTTCTGGGCCGGTTTTATTTTTAGACCACGCCACCGGATCACCCGCCAGCCATGACTACATTGGGCAGTTTGTTTTCCAAACTACTGATGCTGGCGGAAACACCGTATTACCCTTTTGGCTGCAGGTTGCAACGCCCGATGTCACTAGCAACGCTGCGACAGGCTCAGCGGATTTTAAGGTGAAGGAAGCTGGCGGTGTGCTTAACCCTGTGACTTATCTAAAGCTCGACGGCGATGCTGAAGAAATCCAGATGAGTAGAGAATTAGTTGTGTCTGGCAACATCACAACGACAGGCAACATAGAAGTCTCAGGCACCGTTGACGGGCGAAACATTGCGGAAAATATACCCTTAAATTTAGGTTCGGCGGGTCAGGTTCTCACAGTCAATAGTGGCGGAAGTGCCGCTGAATGGGGCGATGGGTCTGGTTACAGTTTGCCAACGGCGGCAAGTGGTACATTAGGCGGTATAAAGGTCGGAACTAATCTTAGCATTGACGGCAGCGGTGTGCTGTCTGCAACGGATACAAATACGACCTATAGCTTAGCCACCTCATCCGCGCTTGGCTTGGTAAAGGTCGGTTTCACTGAAAGCGGTAAAAACTATCCGGTTGAATTGTCATCTGAGCAAATGTTTGTAAACGTGCCTTGGACGGACACAACTTATAGCGTTGGAGACGGCGGTCTTACACAAATCAACTTTACTGATGCAGACCACAGTAAACTTAATGCTATTGAAGCCTCTGCCGATGTAACAGATACAACTAACGTGACTGCGGCTGGCGCACTTATGGACAGTGAAGTTACTAACCTAGCAGAAGTAAAAGCTTTTGCTGCTAGTGATTATGCTACTGCCGCTCAAGGCTCTACTGCTGACGCAGCTTTGCCCAAGTCTGGCGGAGCCATGACTGGCGCGTTAAAAACCTTAACGTTGCAAGAAACTAAAGTTAATGCTTCATACGGAAGCAGCGCAACAACCTTAGATTTGGCAACAGCAACCGTGTTTAATTCTGCGCCCAGCGGTAACGTGACGTACACATTTAGTAACCCGCCAGCAAGCGGAACAGCTTTTGGATTTACGTTAACAATCATACCTTCTGCGACAGCAACAATTACTTGGCCTGCTTCTGTTGATTGGGCTGGCGGCTCTGCTCCTGACGCCCCCGCCAGCGGCGCTACGAATGTCTACAGCTTCTACACGCAGGATGGCGGCACTACTTACTATGGCTTTTTAGCAGGAGCGGCAATGGCATGAGTACCGCAAGACTGATGCAAATGGCGGCGGCTGGCGTTGATGCTGGCGGTGGTTACGTGTGGACCGACCCTGACCTAGCCAATGCAAGCTATGATAGTGTTAGTTTTAGTGTTGCTTCGCAGGATACAAGTCCTAATGGCTTTTATATTGGTAATGATGGAAGAAAGCTATACTTGTCTGGTGGCGCAAACGATAGTGTATTTCAATATACCCTTTCAACCCCTTGGGATTTATCAACTGCATCATATGACAGCGTTTCTTTTTCCGTTTCTAGCCAAGACACTCAACCTAATGGAATTACGTTTAAGTCAGATGGGACCATTATGTACGTGTCTGGTAATGCTGGGGACGATATCAATCAATACTCCCTTTCAACTTCTTGGGATTTATCAACTGCCTCTTTTGCAAGTAAGACGCTGAGCATATCTTCTCAAGACGCTACCCCAAGAGGCATGGCTTTCAATAGTGATGGTTCAATTCTTCTAGTCGTTGGCGGAAGTAACGATACAATTTTTCAGTATGATTTAACAACGCCTTGGGATATTTCAACAGGTTCTTACGCATCAAAGTCTTTTGACACGACAGCGCAAGAGACAGGGCCTTATGGAATTTACTTGAGTCCAAACGACAATAAGTTTTGGATTGTTGGGTTTTCTGCGGATTCTGTTCTTCAATACAGCGTCACTTCTGCTGATATTTCTACAGCATCTTATGATAGTTTGTCGTTCAGCGTGTCTGCTCAGGAAACAAGCCCCTACACGGTGTTCTTCAAAGATGACGGTTCAAAAATGTATGTAATGGGGCCTGCCTCTGACACCATCTACCAATACTCAACTGTCACCCCATCTTGGACCGACCCTGACCTAGCTAATGCGAGTTATGATAGTGTCGCCATTCCAGCATCAGGTACACTTTCTGAACCAAACTCTTATGGTATAACTTTCAAACCTGATGGCACAGCATTCTATTACTGTGGAGTAAGCCTTGATAGAATTCAAATGTACACACTTTCCACACCGTGGGATTTATCAACTGCAACTTATACAAATAATTATAGTGTCGGTAGTAACCCTAGAGATATAAGTTTTAGCGATGATGGCACTAAAATGTTTGTTGTTCATTCATCAGGTGATAAAATTAAAAGATACGATTTAAGCACTGCTTGGGATGTTACAACAAGTTCTTTAAACTCAAATACTTACAACCCGACTACAAATGGGCAACCTCGTGGGTTAACTTTAGAACAGTCTGGTACAAAACTATTTATTACAGATGTTGGCAATTTACGGTCGTATAGTCTGTCAACAGCTTACGATTTATCAACAGCTTCCGTTGTAAGCACTACAACTCTTGTAGCCAATAACTATGGGTCTGCGCCCCAGTTTAACCCTTCAGGCACAAAACTCTGGGTAATATCTAGCAACCAAACTCTTAAACAATACTCTTTGTCTACGGCTTGGGATATTTCAACTTTATCGGGTGATACCCCTTCACTTAGTTTTACTTCGCAAGACGGCACTATGCCGGGTATGTATATAAAGCCTGATGGCAGCAAGGTTTATGCTGTCGGTTTGTCAACCGACAAAGTTTACCAATACTCAACAGACTAGGAGATACAATGTACGTTAAGTTATATGCAAACGGGGAGGTAGAGCAATTCCCTTACACGCTTGGCAATCTTCGCCGTGATAACCCAAATACCAGCTTTCCCAAACGTATCGGTGATGCTATCTGTGCCAGTTACGGCATGTATCATGTAATACCTACAGATCAGCCAGCACATGAGCCGTTAACGCAAACGATTGCTCATGGCTCTACACCAGTTAAAGAGACAGCGGTTAAGCAAGATGGCGATGAAGAACCTGCTGATGTAGCCGTGGGCGACACCTATGAGACAGGTCGCTGGACTGTAGGCTGGACTGTATCTGACTTAGAGGCTGATGTAGCAGCGAGGAATGTACGCAGAACACGTGACAATAAACTTACAGAAACCGATTGGATGGCTAACTCGGATGTAACCATGTCAGACGCATGGCGCACGTACCGACAGGCTTTGCGTGACGTTCCTAGCCAATTACCAAGTACAACTATCACTTGGCCAAGTGAGCCTAGCTAATGCCAGATATAAATGAGCGTGTTTCTGCGCTGGAAAAGGATGTAGTTGCTTTGCAAACAGAAGTAAGAATCCAATTCAAGGAAGTCTTTACTCGGATTAAACGACTTGAGACTGTGCTTATAGCTACATCTGGTGCAACTATTATTATGCTCCTAACTATACTTAGTCGTATGTAGTTATGATTGATCCTATCACTGCGTTTGCTGCTGCTAATGCTGCTTTCAAAGGCGTTAAGATGTTGGTTGGCGCAGGCCGTGAGATAGAGGACGTAAGCAAACAACTCGGTGCATGGTACTCTGCTGTTGCAGACATATCTAAAGCTGAGTCTCAACGTAAGAAACCTACTCTTTTAGAGAAACATTCTCATAGCGGTGACATAGAGCAAGAGGCTATGGACATTGTTATCCGCAAAAAGACTCTACTTGAACGGGAAAAAGAGATTAAGTTTATGCTTAATATGCGATTCGGCCCATCAACATATGACGATATGTTGCAAATGCGTAGACAAATTCGTAAGGAAAGAGAAGAAACTGTGTATGCTGCGATGGAAGCTAAGAGACAAATAGCTAACAACTCTGCTATAGCTGGATTGTCTTTAGGTATAATTGGTTTGCTTGGTGGTGGAATTTATTTAATTCTGTTGGCTACTAAATGATTTTTCTTGTTGCTTATTTTTATGCTGGTTTGGTTAATCCTGAGTTTGTTACTTGCCAGTTAGCTAAACGCACTAAGATACAAGGCGAAATGGTTTGCATTTACAAAGGGCCAAATAATACGATAGGGTATCACTACCCAAGTTTTAGTTTTAAAGAGTGTCCGAGACAGTTTCAGTGTCGTTATTCTCCTAATGTAAAGCGGCGTCCAACTGTCAAAGAGATAATGGAAGGCTTGCAAGGAGGCTTTGAATGACAATAGTTTTTTCTAAGATACTAGAGTACAAACTTCTACCTCGTTTTATGATGTTTGTAATGACTGTAGTTTATGTGCGCTGCATTGAGTGGGCGTTATCTATGCCTGACATATCAACACAACAGGCTTCATTAATTTCTGTAGTTACAGGCGCTATGACAGGAGCGTTTGCTGTCTGGTTGTCACACGAAAAATGATAGGTGGTATTGTTACTGCGATCAGTGGTCTTGCTAGTAGTTACATAGACGGTAAGACAGCAGTACAAAAAGCTAACGCTGAGATAGCATTGAAGAAGGCTACCTCTGAAACTGATTGGGAACAGTCAGCTATAGAGGCCAGTAAGGATTCGTGGAAGGACGAGCTATGGACAGTAGTGTTTGTAGCTATTCTTCTGATGAACTTTATTCCTTCTATGCAGGACGTAATGGCACAGGGCTTTGCTAATCTTGAAACCACACCGCTATGGGTGCAGTGGGGTATGTATGCAAGTATAGCTGCCAGCTTTGGCATTAGAACAATGAGGGGATTTAAAAAGTAATGGGTTATGTATTAGGCAAGCGCAGCTTGCAAAGGCTAGGCACTGTAGATGATAGGCTTCAACGCATTGTTCAGTATGCTATAACTGTAACTAAACAAGACTTCTCTGTAA